TTGACTTTTATTTTAATGAACATCCGTTTACAAAATATAAAAACTTTTTCTATGACCACGCACCTGATATAATTACTCAATTAACTAGTCCTAAAGAAATACCAGATGATTTAGAAAAAGGGCAATTCAAGCTTTATGGAATAATTAACAAAATTATTATTAAAAAATCTAAAAAAACTGGTCGTGAATTCTATAAGATAGCACTTGAAGATGACACAAAACAATTGTATATAACAATTTTCAATACAAGAGATATAGCAGGATTAAGTGAAGGTGAATTTGTATGTATACCTTCATCGAAAAATAAATTTGGATTTACAAAATCTAAAAATTCTTCGATAAAAAAGCTGATATAATTTTTCTATGTTATAGAAATTTGTTATATTTATATATAAGAAAAAAGGTTACGAAATATGAAAGAAGCATTAAGTTATGAAGTGGTTGACAACCTACGAAAGGTTATGGGTACTTTACCTGAAGAGCAACCAGAATTAAAAACAGATTTTAAGCAATTACATAAAGAATGTGAGGTCACATTAGAAGACCACATGTGTAATCCTTATAAATCTATGTTCGTCACAAGTACTTCTACTTGGGGTGATAACGAATTCAAACAAAAATGGCCACTAACTTCGCCAGAAGGAAAGCTTGAAGTTGTCAAGGCAGTATTAACTCACAATACTCTACCTCAAGCACGAGAAATGGTACAGTTTATATTCAGAGTAAGAGGTGTACCAAGATGGCTATTCGATTATCACACTCAAATCCCATTCACTAGTTTTATGAGTATAGGATGCAGAGATAATAATAAGTCTGATGTAGACATTGTCACGTCAAACGAAATTAATGAAAAAGAACAAAAAGTATTTTCAAGATTAAAAGGTTTATATTCAAAAGCACTTGATACAGACCAGGCATCATGGCAATCTGCTAGGTCTTTCTTACCTCAAAGTTATCAACATTCATATCACTTTGGACAGAATCTTTTGTCACTAGTTTCGATGAGAGGTTTTAACGCATCAGGTACTTTTAGAAAAGGTGACTTAAAAGAAGACTCATTACACCAACTTTATATTCATGTTATAGATGCAGTTGGTAAGAAATTTCCTTTGCTAGGTGATTATTTACAGATGGTAATACACCACGATAAGAGAGATGAGATATTAGAAAATATGAGTAATCTAAAGTTTGAAGATTTAAGTAATAAGGATAAAGAATTGTTTTATGCAGAATAATATAAAAATAAAAAAAGGTATTGAATGTCTGGATGTAGAAATCCTATCTTGGAATCCAGATTCTCAAATGATAAAGTACAAGATAACAGGCACACCTGTATGTCAATTTGACCAACATTCAAGAGCAAGAGTTGGTATTAAATTTATTGATTATAAAGTTAGCGATGAGCCAAATTATATTGTATATACTCAAGTATGGGACACTATGCAGAAAGACCCAGAATTTAGTAAAGAGGTATACGAATCATTGGCAGAGTTAGAAGAGATACGAAATGATAAAAAAGATTCAGAGCCTCTTGCAGGTTATAATCTTATGTCAAGAGAATGTAGTTATACAGTTGAGCAGAATATGGGTTCATTAAGAGGTCAGATGATGAGAAGGTTAAAGTTTTGTGAAGAGGAATTTATTGTAGGTTTACATTGGTTGCTTAGACATAAAATGATAGAGTATGGAATTGAAGCTGCAAATTCATTTGCACCAGGTTGTGACCTGATTAAAAAGTGCGATTATGCAGCTGCTGATTATTTGTCAAACGCATTTGGTTGTTTATTTGCAGGATGTGGTAGATGGAAGTCTCATGCAGACTATGCTTCATTTAATCAATCATGTACTACACCAGAACTTATTAAAGAACAATTAGGAATCGATTGTACACGATCGAAATATGAAATAGAACTAGAATTAGAAAAGGAGAATTTATAATGTTTATACCTATTGCAGATAAAGTTGTAATTAAAAAATTAGACAGCGAAGGCCAAACATCAGGTGGCGTAATAATTCCTGATACAACACATGAAGGAACAAGAAAAGCAGAAGTCGTTGCTATTGGTCCTGGTAGAATTTTAGAAAATGGTACAAGATTCGAACCACAAGTAAAAGTTGGAGATATAGTAGTATTTCCAAAAGTAGGTAATATATTTGAAGCTAATGGTGAAGAATACTATATTGTAAGAGAAGTAGATATCTTAACTATATTAAAACAAGGAGAAGAATTAAATGGCTAAGAAATTAAATTTTGGAGCGGACGCTCGAGGCGAAATGTTAAAAGGTGTTGAGCAATTAGCAGACGCTGTCACTGCAACATTAGGACCCAAAGGTAGAAATGTCGTATTTGAAAAATATGGTGAATATCAATCTACAAAAGATGGTGTCACGGTAGCAAAAGAAGTTGAGTTAGAGGACGAAGTTCAAAATGCTGGTGCTCAAATTGTAAAAGATGTTGCAAATCAAGTTAATGAAGAGGCAGGCGATGGAACAACAACTGCAACAGTATTGGCTTTTGCTATGTTAAAAGAAGGATATAAAAGAATAGGTAATGGCTCTCATAATATCGACTTGAAAAGAGGTATAGATAAAGCTGTAAAAGAAATCGTAAAAAATCTTGAAAATATATCTACAGAAATCAAAGACAATGATGAGATAAAACAAGTAGGTACAATATCTGCCAATAACGATGAAGGTATTGGTCAGCTTATTGCAAATGCAATGGATGAGGTAGGAACTGACGGTGTAATAACTGTAGAAGATTCTCGAACTGCACAGGATGAACTTGAAGTTGTTGAAGGTATGCAATTAGACCAGGGTTATCTATCACCATATTTTATAAATAATCAAGCAGATATGCAAGTTGAGTTTGAAAATCCATTAATTTTGATTTATGAAGCTAAACTAAATAACTTAAAAAATTTAGTAAAATGTCTAGAGTATTGTATTGCTCAGGATAGACCACTGTTTATAATTGCAGATGATATTGAAGGCGAAGCTTTGGCAGGTATTATTGTTAATAATGCTCGAGGTACTTTGAAATGTGCATGTATTAAGGCTCCTGGTTATGGTGACGACAAGCAATTAATTATGGAAGACATCGCTTCAATTACTGGTGCTACTGTTATTTCACCTAAAAAAGGTATGACGATGGAAAAGTTTAATCACGAATGGCTAGGTACAACAAGAACATTAACGTGTGACAAACGACATACAACAATTGTGAAATTGAAAAAATGCAGGCAAGACTTGGTAAACTTACAGGCGGTGTTGCGATTATGAGAATTGGTGCAGAATCTGAAATTGAATTGAAGGAAAAGAAAGATAGAGTAGAAGATGCACTAGCAGCAACTCGAGCTGCAGTCGATGAAGGAATTGTTCCTGGTGGCGGTCTATCATTGAGATATGCAAGTGATGATATTGATGTAGATACTGATAATGATGACCAGCAATATGGTGTTGATATTGTATTGGCTGCTTGCAAAGCTCCGTTTAATAATATCATGAACAATGCAGGTCTTAATTCTGATGTAATATGGAATAATTGCGTTTCAAAAGCTTTAGGATATGATGCAAGAAACGAAGAATATGTTGACATGATTAAGACTGGAATTATCGACCCTGCTAAAGTTACGAGAGTTGCACTAGAAAAAGCTGCATCAATTGCAGGTACTATGTTAACAACTGAATGTTTAATCACGTCTATTAAAGAAGACGATAACGAACCGGCAAATCCAATGGCTGGCATGGGAATGTAAAATGGCAAAAAATTATAATAAAGGAAAGGTAATAGGTATGGACAGAAAACCTGGATTAAATATGAATCAGAAGCAGGCGCAGCAACAAAACATAAATATAAATCCTGACGATTTAGTTGATGTTGTATGTGATAAATGTGGATGTCAAACTTTTTCTCAAGTATTCTTATTCAAAAAATTATCTGCAGTACTTTCTCCAACAGGAAAAGATACTATGGTACCATTACAGACATATAAATGTACAGATTGTGGCCACATCAATAAAGATTTTTTACCTAAAGAGAAGCCTAATGCCTAAAGACAATATAAAACATCCAGAACATTATACTCAAGGAATTGAAATGTGGGAGTATGCTTATTCTCAAGGCCTCGATTTTTTCGAAGGTAATGTTATAAAGTATGTGACAAGATGGCGTCATAAAAATGGTATGGAAGATTTATTAAAGGCAAAGCAGTACTTAGACAAATTAATAGAAATGAAAAAAAGCGAAAAATAATCGCAATAAAATTTTTTTATTTCACAAAAAAAGCGTATATTAGAATATGGAATTAAAAACACCAAAAGATTTGGCAATTAAGGCCAGGAAGATGGGTAAGAAAACCATATCCTATAGTCAAATAAATATGTATAAAGGTTGCCCTAAACAATGGAAGCTTACATATTTAGATGGCATCAAAGAATTTACGCCAAATATGTTTTTAGTTTTCGGTACTGCAATGCACGAGGTTATCCAAACATATTTAGAAACAATGTATAAAACAACTGCAGTAAAAGCTAATTCTTTAGAGCTTAATAAAATGCTTTCTGATACTATGAAATCAGAATATAAAAATCGTGTAGAAGAGTTTGGTAAACAT